CCGCGCAGGCGTAGGCGAGCGCGCCGAGGCGATCGCCCTTTCGGGCGCAAGCCATGGCCCGAAGCGCCAGCGGTCCGCTGACCGGGCCCATGGCCATGGCGAAGACCAGGCGGGCGAGGCGGGGGCGGGTCAGGTCTGCAACCATGAAGCTGAGTCTATGCCGCTCGCATCCTGGAGTGAATCCATGATTGTTAAAGTTCGTTCGCCGGCGGGGCGAGCACGGGCTGCCCTTACAGGGAAACCGTCTGCGCCGTGGCGGTCTTCGCCGCCCCGCCGGTGCCGCCGCTGGCCGCGTTGCCTGTCAGCGTGCCCGACGTGGCTGTGATCGTCTGCGCGCCCGCGCCCAGGTCGTAGACATCGATCCGGCCTGTCCCCCCGGCGCTGCCGCCATTGCCGCCGCCTCCGGTGCCGACGCCATTGCCGCCGGCCCCGCCGTCGCCACCGCTGGCGTCGAGGCAGTTGGTCGCCGTGGAGCCGGTGAGCGTGCGGTAGATCAGGATCAGCCAACCACCACCACCACCCCCGCCGCCGCCGCCGCCGCCGCGATTCGTGCCGAGCGAACCGCTCGCGCCATTGCCGCCGTTGCCGCCCTTGGCGGCGATCGCGCCGGCCGCTGTGCTACCGCCGCGGTTGATGGTGTGCGCCGAGACCACGACGACGCCACCAGATGCCCCGCCACCGCCACCGCCACCGCCACTGCCAGTTCCGTCACCGGCCCCCGAGCTCCCGCCGGCCCCCGCGCCGCCCGTGTCGATCTTCACGAAGCTGGTCCCTGCCCATATCGTCGGAAGGAGGGTCATTACCCGCATGTCGAGCGCGGTCGTCACCGAGCCGCCCGCGCGGCTCGCGCCGCCAGCGGTTGCACCCACAGCGCCCCCCGCGCCGCCGGCCGCACCCACTGAACCCAGGACGTTCGTCACGTTCGCCGGAGCCCCGGCTTGCGAGCCCGCGCCGGTGCCCCCGCTCGCGCCCGTACTTCCCGCGAAGCCATTGCCGAGCGCGGCGTTGGACGGCAGGACAACCGCGCCGCCGGTTCCGCCGCCTTGTTGGATGGCGTTGCTTCCGTTGCGCGCGCCCGATGTCGGGCCGCAGAAGATGGCGCCCGCCACAGCGGCGGTGATGTCGAGGGTCCCCTTCACGAAAACCCGGAAGCCGCGCGTGTCCAGCTTGCCGGTCCCGCTGAGGGTGAGATTGTTGTAGTACATGTCCCGGGTCAGTGTCGTCGTGCCCGAGCTGATGGTGACATTGCTGTCCGAGCCGTCGCCAAACCACTGCACGTCGATCGCGCCGGTGTTCTGGATCGTGCCGCCCGCCAGCGCCGTAATGGTGCCATCGCCGGCGATCGAGGTCGTGGCGCCGCCGTCGTCCTTGACCGCGCCGATCGCCGCGGACGTACCCGCCGGCAGGCGGCCCGAGGCCAGTGTGCCCGAGCTGATGTTGCTCGCGTTGGTGGTGTCGGTCGTGGCGGAGGTGGCAAAGCTGACGCCGCCGGTCTTCGTGCAGGTGACGTTCGGGACGCTGAAGGTGCAATCGCCGCCCAGGGTGAAGCCGCCGAACGCGCCGGCGTTGTTGTACTGGATTTGGCCGCTGGAGCCGCCGGGCGAGCCGCTGCCGCTGATGGTGTTGCAGCCGAAGCCGGAACCCGACGTCCAGGTGAGCGCATTCGACGCCCCGGAGCAGCTGGGCACCGCGTGGGCCTGGACGTTGGCGGTCGATCCAGTCGGGTTGGCGAGCACGGTGTTCGCCGCCGCCTGCGACAGCTTGCTCACCGAGACCACGTTGGCGTCGATGGTCCACACAGAACCCGAGCTCGAGACGGTGATGTCGCCCTTATCGCCGTCCGAAAGCCCCCCGCCGGCGCCCATCGGCCCGACGGTGGCGCCGGAAATCCGGCAGAACAGCCCGCTGGTCGTCGTCCAGCAATCGCCGTTGCTGGGCGAGGTCGGCGCGCTGCCGTGCGGAATGTTGAGGCTGGCGTTGGAGGTCGTCGCGGCCGGCAGCTTTAAGGTGTCGCTGGCCGGGATCGGCTGCACCACCCCGGCCTTGTTGACCAGCGGCTTGACCTCGGCCGCCTCGGCGAGCGGCGTGGACACGAAGACGAGCGCCGCCAGGGCCGCGCTGAGGATACGCTTCATCGGGAGATCTCTCGCTAGATGCCGAACATCGGCTGCGGGAAGAAGAAGAGCCGCGTGCCCGTGGCGTCGGCGTAGCCCACGACCTGGGAGCCATGACCGGCGTCCGCGGCGGGCGGCGTGTCACTGATCGCTCCCGGCGTCGTGTCCAACCAGTAGGTGGCTCCCGGCGTCAGGCCGGACAAGCCGCTGATCCACTGGCCGGGGAAGTAGACCCGCGCCGGGTCGCCGTTGTCGGCATTGGCGAGCACGAAGCAGTTCGCCGCCTTGCCGTCGGCGAGGGTCGTCGCGTCGGCCAGCCGAGCCTTCGCGCCGGAGTCGGCGTAGTAGTTGCAGACTTCGCCGGCGCTCAGGTCCTCGGCGGCGGTCGCGACGGTCGACGCGGCGGCCGGCCCGCTGATCTTGAGATCCCAGACATCCTGGGCGACCTGGTACAGCGTCCACTGCACCCCCTCGCCTTCGACGACGAGGCCCTGGCCGCCGTAGAGGTTGACGGTCACGCCCGGCGCCGGATCGATCGTCACGCTGCCGCCATCGGTGATCAGACCGTCGACCCGGGCCCGGACCCGCATCGCACTGTCGGCATAGGCCTGGACCTCGACGGTGACGTCGCCCACGCTCCGCAGCAGGCGTCCGTCGTCGGTGCGGACCAGGGCGTAGGTCTCCGCATCGAGCGACATGGCGCGATCGCCGGACGGCGCCGGGACCAGCGTGCCGCTGACCGGGTCGATGACGATCCGCTCGCCCGACTTGGCGGCGAGGTCGCTCTTTCCGATGGAGACGATGTAGTCGCCGTAGAAGGAGAGGTTCTCCTCGCCACGCGCCGGCCGCCACGGCAGCTCCAAGGGACGCAGCTGGTAGAAGTCGTCGAGCTGCAGCTGGTACTCGGTGATGACGATCTCGGACCCGGCCGAGAGCCCGGTGACGTCGAAGAACTTGAACCGCGCGTTCGCCGGGACTGCGGCGTACCAGTCCGGGTCGTCGGAGGCGATATGCTCCCAGGTGAACAGGGTCGGCGTGTCGGTGATGTTGAAAGTCACATCATCCGCCGCATCGTTCACGGCCGGGTCGGCGAACCCCGACGACGAGAGCGCGCCGCCGCCACTGTCGCGGAACCCGCCCGTGACGGTAGCCGCGGTGTCGCCGCCGCGGATGTAGGCGACGAAGCCCTTGTTGTACGCCCCGCCGTTGTGACCCACTGTCGCCGCGCCGAAGGTGCGATCGGTGAGATGCGCCTCCCCGCCTGGCGGCAGGATGATCGCCTTCTTCTGCGCCCCGTACCCGCTGAAGGGATCCTCGGCGTACGCGCCGTCGCTGAACGTCCACCGCGAGAACCTGATGAGGTTCAGCGGCATCATGTTCAGCCGGTCGATGAGGTCCGTCGCCGTCCCGCCCGGCAGGGCCAGCGGCGCGTCGCAATCCATGAGGGGCACTAGCGGCGGTGCTCCTCGATCTGGGCGTGGAAGTCGTCGCGGTCGTGGAGCATGGCCGCCGCGGCGGGCGTGTCGGTATTGGTGGCCAGGAAGCAGTCGCGCGGCCAGGATCCGGGCGTCTCGTAATCCTCGATATAGACGAACGGCCGCGCCAGACCCTTCAGCTTCTGAAAGTCGAGCCGGGTCGTGACGGAGGTGTCGAGCTCCAGGTAGCTGACCTGGAGCGAGCGGGTGCGGGGCATTTCCCCCTCGCCGCCCGCCACCGCCCCGCCGACAAGATCGAGGTCGTCGCCGCTCACCCGGAACCCAGCCTGTTCCCCCGCGGTGATCCACGGCAGGTCCCAGAACGCCGCGATCTCGACGCCGCCGATCTCCAGGTCGTCGGCGAGACCCTCGATCGTGACCCTGAACGAGCGCACACCGGTCGCCGCGTCCAGCAGCAACGGAAAGGTCTGCGGGTCGTCGGTGCGGTCGGGAATGACGACGGCGCCGGTGTCCTCCACGCCCGTCGTCAGAACGTCGGAGAACAGCTCGATCCTCACCGACGCGCCGTCTGGAATGTTGTGCTCCACCAGGGCGACGAGCTGGATGCTCTGGGCCGCGGCGAGCGTTCCGGTGAAGACCACGGTTCCGGCGTCGGGGGCGACCCTGGCGACGACGCACGGCTCCCACAGGTCCGCCAGGTTGGAGATCGGATAGTCGGCGTCGGCGGTCCCGGTCACGACGGCGAAGGTCACATCTTCGGCGTGGGAGTCGGTGGAGACGCCGGACCTCATTCCAGATGCTCCACCATGTCGAGGGCCAGGCCCCCATGTATCCAGGCGTTCTTGTCCAGCGCGGGCAGGGTCTTGCTGCGGACCAGGGCGCATTCCCGCGGCCAGGTGTCCGTATCCTCGTAGTCGCGGAGCCAGACGAACGGCTGGGCGGTCTGGGTGGCGCGTTGGAAGTCGTGAAAGGTCCGGCCGTCCGTGGTCCAGTCGATCTGCGAGTTTCCCAGCGTGAAGGTCCGCGGGGAGAAATTGCGCGTGCCGTGCGTCACGCCGTCGCCGACGCCGAGCCGGCCGTCTCGTGGGAGGATGCCGAGCGAGCGCTCGTCGTGCTGGCTGAGGTCCCAGAACTGGCCGATGACGATGGCCCCGATCTTCCAGGGCGCGGTCTGGGCCGAGAGCGTGATGGCGCCGCTCTGAACCGAGACGGGGCCGTCGGAGCGCCAGTGCGGCTCGGTACGCGGGAACTGGCTGGCGGCGACCTGGAAGACGAGGGCGCCGCTGGCGTAGACGCTCGAGGAGAAGGCGGCGTCGCTGAACAGTTCCACCGACCAGGTCTCGCCACCCTCGGCATTGTGGTGAGCGAGGGCGATGAAGTCGATCTCGGCCGCGGCGTCGAGCACGAAGCGGATTTCCAACGCCGCGGCCGCGCCGGCCTTGAATGGCCGCAGGATCTCCTTGGCGTCGGCGAGGTTCGTCACGGGATAGTCGGCGTGCGCCGTCCCGGTCTGCAATGTGAATTCGGCCAGGTCCTGGCGCATGGCCTTGGAGACACCGGTGATCATGGCCGCGCGAACTTCCGGGTCGGCGGGGTGAAGCTGGCGTCCTTCGACCAGACGGAGATGCCATTGACGACCCGGACCTCGTCCAGGTTTCCCACGATGCAGCGTTGGAATCCCAGATCGATCCAGGCGCCGACGCGCAGCACGAAGAACGCCTGCCACTCAGGCTCGGGTGGGAGGGTGATCGTGTCGGCGAAATAGTCTTTGGCGATCATCGTCCCATCGGCGAAGACTCGGATGTATCCCGACGGGTCCCGGGTCACGCGGAAGTGGTGCCACTGGCCTTCGATCGGCGTGAACGCTCCGTCGATCTCCGTATAGGTGTCATTGTCGGCGCTGACCGCGAAGCCGAAGACGTCTTCGCCATTGCGGCGCAGCGCCCACCCATGTGTGTTTACCGTCTGATTTCCCCACTGCATGACACCCGTGGTGTGCTGGAGCACGCCATCGACATCGTCCCACCGCACCCAGGCGTCGATGCTGAAGGGATTGGCGCCGAATTCGAGCTCGGTCGCCGGGTCGGCATAGATGAACGAGGCCTGGGCGCTTTCAAAGGAGCCGTCGCCATAGCGAAACTCCCCGGTGTCGATCTTTGGTCGGTCCGGGTAGTTTCCGCCTGCGACGACGGTGCGGGCATAGGCGCTCTCGTCGATGAACACCTGGGACTCGTCGACCTGGTCATCGAAGCCCATCAGCAGGACCATGTAGGGCAGGACGTCCGGCCCGGTGACACCCAGCAGAAGGCCGATTTCCGGCAGGCTCTTGCCCGCCTCGACGCGATACTTGCTCTGCAGGCAGACGAACAGCGGGCCCTCTTCCAGGTCGTGGCCGGCATAGGTCAGCTTCACCGGCTGGCCGACCAGGACGACGTTGGAATAGCCGGTCTTCAGCACCGGCTTGAACCCGACCTCGAACGGGCCCGACAGGTCCGAATAGAGGCTGAGCAGCCGGCGGGCCTCCTCTTCGGCATGCGGACAGGTCCGGCCGTCGTCCCCGGGCTGGTAGCCGGTCTCCACGGTTAGTTCTGGCGCGCCGGGGAAGTCGCCGCTGTCGTCGGTCGGGTCCCAGATCCCGGCGTCGGTGGCGGTCTCGACGCGCCACACCTCCTTGAACTTCTCCCTCAGCCGCGT